TGCGCTACCACTATTGTAATCATTCATGGTATACACAGGATACGCAGTAGTTGGAGCAGTCAGATTTGATGATAGTAAGTTCAACAATTTTTGCTGTGAAACTTTCTCTATCTCTTTATTCCCATTGTACGTAAGCCTAATTATTTGGTATGGCTTTGGATCAGTAGTTGGGTTGTCTCCTGGGGCATAGAACTTATCAGATACACCATCATACAATGGTGTATTAGTTATTAGAAATCTATCTATAACTTCTGACAGTCTGCCAGTTATATCTGAATATCCTGAGTTATGAAGCCTAGCATTTGTTTTATTCAAGTTGTTTGAATAATCATAAAAGTATTGCTCAAATAACTCAAGTTGAGCCTGTCTTGCAAATTGATTAAACTCTTCTGGAGTTATATATCCACGGTTATCCTTGCTTATTATGGACAGTACTGTATTTCTGATCTGATTAATCATAGTGCAAAGATAATAAAAAAGGGTCAACAAACTGCTGACCCCTTTAAGCTTAACAGATAAAACTATTATGCAACTGCAATACCAGAAACTGCGTAAGGTAGATTTGCTACTTCATAAGCAACAGCATACCAAGGAGTCTGCAATGCAGCAACTACTGCGTCTTGAATAGCATCACGCATAGTCTCGTCGCCTGCACCTGCAGTAGCGTGAGTAATTGTGATTACATCTGTACTAGTACTTCCTCCTTTGTAAGAGATAGTAACTGTAGTTGTAGATGCTTGCTCAATAAGAACGATTCCAGTAGCGGAAACAAGTTGATACTGCTCGCTAGTTACAGGGATTTTTAAAAACTTCTCCATGTCTTTTTTTTGTTTGGTTAGTAAAGCGCAAATATAGTAATTATTATGCTTCGTATTCTCTAACTAAGAAAGTATAGAAATCTTGACCTTCTTCTGTCTTAATCCAAGCAGCAAGTGCTTTCTCTGGAGTCTCATCCATAGGAACAGAGAACATACGTTTTCTATTGTCTTTCAAATTATAATGTACATCGCGTCCATGATTTCTAGTGGAAACATACCCATCTTTAAATGCACGGAAAGCAATATCATCTATAGCCATTTCTGGGTCATCTAATGAGTCCATGAAGTCTTCAGGATAGTCTTCTGCTATTCGCATAACTTCCCATTTCATCTCACTGATTGACATCTTCTCTACAGTTCTTCCTGTGAATACTCTGATGACTGATGCCATCTTTTCAGGAGCTAAAGATCTTGCTGCAATTTTAGCATCAAGAACTAGCTCTTCATTACGAAGTCTTTCCTCAGCATCTTTAGCCGGATCCCACTCGTAGAAAATGTCTCCATTTCCAGGATGTAACTTTAAGAACTCATACAGGACAGGATTAGTATCAGGAACTTGTAATACTCCATCCTCAAATACAATTGATTCTAAAATTGCATTGTCGTCTTGTTCGTCTTGGAATGGTGAGTTTTGATTGCTTGCATATCGCAAACTTCTATTCTTTTTTAGCTTCTCATCGAAGTGAAGAAGTCTTTTTGCCGAATTGTCTCTTGATTGAAGAATAAAAGAAACCGGTGATTTGTTGCTTTTCAGCAAAAACGTTTTTGTAGCCATTTTGATTTGAATTTAAATTAAAAATAAGGAGGAGGCCGAAACCCCCTCCATTTATTTACTTATGATTATTTGAAAATCATGAAGTTGTTTGCACCAAGTGTACACAATGCACGCTCAGAAAGGAAGTGTACTTCCATAGCATCCAAGTCGCTAGTTTGTGCTCCACCAGCAGAACCAGTAATCCAAGTCTTATACTTACGATTTTCGTTAGCAGTTTCACGGTAACGAACATGCAAGAACGGACGAGTAGTGTTTTTACCAAGAACTTGGTCATACACGTTAGTAGATCCTGCAGGAACCAACACACCATTTACAGCACCACCAACAAGACCACCACGAAGAGTAGCATCGTTAAGGTATTTCCAGTCAGACTTGTAGAAGTCATAACCTCCACGACGGAAACCTGTAAATCCAAGGTTAAGTGCCATTTGCTGATCGTTATCGAACAATCCGTAAGAAGTACCACCTACACCGTAGCTGTTTTGAGCAGCCAACATATCGTCGATATTCAAAGCGAATGTACGGTTAGCAAATAGAGTGTTCTCTGCGATAGCACCTTGCTTGTCAAGACGGTTAAGGATAGTATCGAAATCAGCAAGTGTAGAAGGAACACCACCTGACCATACGTTACCACGGCTCTCGATAGCTGCGAACATACCTTCAGACCCTTTGTTACCTACATCACCAGTAGCAGCGATAGCACCAGAACCTGCTTCAGCTTCAACATGCTCTACCATCATCATTTCAAGATAATCTTCGAAACGTAGACGAGTTTCATGCTTAGACTTCAAATACCAAAGGTATCCCATTCCGTTATCACCTTCAACTTCGATCCATCCGATTTGAGCCATGTCAGATCCAGAGATAGCGAATTTGTCTTTGATGATGATTGGAGATACTTCGAAGATTTCAGTCTCAGCTTCCAAAGAACCTGACATTCCGTTAGCTCCTTTTTTGAATTCAGAACCATAAACGAATGCAGTAACTACTGCAGCAGCAGCAAATGTTTGACCACCAGCCTCATAGTAAGCAACTGTAAATGTCAAACCAGATACCGCTGTAATGATAGCTTTGTTGTAGTTAGAAGATGCATTTGCTGAAAGAAATACAGTTTGACCAACTCGGAAGTTACAAGCTGTAATACCAGCATCAGCTACAGTCAATACAGCTGTGTCCGCTGCCGCAGCAGCAGCAGATGTAACATTAATATATTTAGTGTGAAGACGACCTTCTTCTGACCATTTGATCAAGTCAGAGTTAGATGGAATCTCAGCACTCATATTACGAAGGAAAGCTCCGATAGAACGATCTCCGTAACGTCCGAATTCTTTCTCCATTGTATCAGGAAGATACTGATTCAAGAAATCGAAATTAGTAAGGTAGTTGCTTTGCAACGTAGCCTTTTTTGAACTTGGTTGTAAGTCGTACGTAGGACTTACTGCTAATGAACCTGCCATTGTTTTTTGTTTTTAGTTGTTTTTACTTTTTACTTCTTATTTTATAATCTGTTACGTCAGAATCTAAAGCTCTTACTGAGAATCCCTGTTTCGGTGTTACCGTTGTTGCTGGTCTTCCCATGTCTAAATTTTTAGACTCCTCAGCGATGCTTCCTACTCCATCTGATTTACCTTTGTCATAAAAGAACTTGGCAAATTTATCCGGATTGGATGCGATTGCAATTGCTTTGTGAAATGCAGCTGCGTCTTTAAGATACCCGTCTTCATTTAGAAACCCCTTTACGAATTTCGCCATGTCTGACTGTTCTTTAAGAGTACTGACATCTGATGGCTTATAAACAAGCTTGCTATCATCTAAATTAAATTCGAAACCTTCGAACTTTTCAGAAAATAACTCATTTGTTTTAGCAACAAAATAGTCAGACCTTTTACGCGACTCCTCTTCAGTTTGAGCAGATTGCTGTTTATATTGCTTGTAAGACTCATACTCTTCGTCCGCAATTGGTGCAGAATTCTTACTTGACTCAAGCGGAATTCTATATTGCTCCTTTTGCTTTTCAAAGAACTCTGAAGCCTTTTTAAGCTCTTGTTTTAATGCTAACTTTTTAGACTTGATAGTTTTCTCGTCATCGTAATCCTCATCGTACATTAACTCATCTATCTTCCAAGATATGTCTTCTGTATCAAACTCAGGATTAGTTACCGAATAGAATTCAGATAGTAAGGACTTTTCATCCATCTTACTGAAATCACGATTTAACTTAACAAAGTCCTCTATCCCACGACCTGTCTCTTTCTTGTATTTAAGAAATGCAGCTGCGTCTTCTGGAAGATCGTCGTTAGCTTCTCTCTGTTCAAACAAATCGTCCAAAGAGTTTATCTCTTTGTTGTATCTGTTTTTAATATGTGAAAGAACGTCTTCGTCTTTTATTTCATAAGTGACAGGTACTGCCTGTTCACCTTTTTCATCTATTATTGTTTCCTCAGTTACTACAGGCGTTTCTGTAGTTCCTTCGGTAGCTTCACCAGTTATTTCTTTTTCATGTTTATCAACTAGCTCTTGCTCCATTTCAACTGCAGATTTCTCTTCGAACTCAACAGCTCTAACCTTAAACTCACTCATTATATTAGATTTAAATTGTTACAAAATTAACTAAAAAAACAATATCACATTTTTTTAGGCTTCGGAGCCTTAGGTGTTTTCTTTGGCATCTTACTCTTTGGTAACTTACCTATTGGTAAGTTTTTAGGCTTTGGTGCTTTTGGTGTCTTTATACTTTTCATGATCCCTTGACCCATTTCTTAGAAGTAGATTTAGTTTTGCCTGGTGCCCACTTTTCTTTGGCGGCCCACCATGCTGCAGATAGTTTGCCTTTAGCTATGTTTTTAGCATGTCTACTTTCAAATGCTTCTCTCTGGCCAACCGTCTGATTTGTCTTTACATTTTGCTGGCCAAAACGTATCGTCTTAATAGTATCCCCTACTTTAGCTACAACAATATGAGACTTAGTAGGATGACTTGGAGTCCTCTTAGGCTGATTATACCCACTCACTCCTGCACGAGTTAATCTTGAGTCTTTCATTTCTTCTTAGCTGTTTTAGCTGCTTTCTTAAATGCACTTGCTGTAGGTGCGCCTTTGGTTCCTGGCTTTCGCATCTTTTCTCCAGAACCTTCTTCAATACGCTTTCTTTTAACGTGAATGTTTGCGTATAAACCTTTCTTCATATTATTTAGGTCCAAATGATTCTAAATCAAATCCATCTAAAGAATCTTCTGTAGATTCAAAGTTCTTTGCAGGAAGTTGTTTCTGACGCTGCTCAATAAGCTCTGACTGACGAGTTGCCTGAAGGTCTACACGTTTGTCTTTAGCTTTCTCCTTCTCATTCTCCCTCTTCTGCAGACTGTCTGCATCAATGCCTTTAAGCTGCATATTGTATTGGAACTCGATGTCCATCAACTGACGCTTAAGTTCTGCCTCAAGCTTCATCTTCTCCATCTCAGCAGCAATCTCAGCCTGCTTAACTTGTGCCTTAACTTGCGCCTCAGCCTGAACCTTCTGAATAGAAGCCTCTGCTGCAGCTTGTTGAGACATGGCGTTATTGTTAGCCTGAACCTGCATAACTTGATCTTCACGCTGTTGTTGGGCCGCAAGTTTTCTCTTACGTTTAACTTTCAACAACTCGTTAGCTATCTTAATGTTCTTCACATTACGAATATCAATAGCATCCTCAAGATCAATAGCATCTCTCTGTAGGGCTATCTGAATATTTCTCTCAAGCATTTCTTTCTCGTCCTCATCCGGATCAAGCTCAATGAATATCCCAAAGTCATGTAGATATAAATCTCTAACATCTTTCAATATCGCCATATTGTATTTACCAATCTGCATTGCAAACTGTTCTTTATATGGAGAATACTCAAGTATATCAGATAGACGTACCGCTAAACATTCAGCTAATTTCTTAACTAT